GATGAAGGTAAAGCTCTTATCAACAAATCCTATAAAGGAGAATAAATATGGCTGTAATGCAGTCCCGTGATACACGGTCTTTTGTTGCTGGTGAAAGCCTCACCGCAGCACAATTTAAATTCGTTACTCTAGAGAGTGACGGTCAAGTAGATCTAGCAGATTCTGCTGGTGAAAATTGCATTGGTGTTCTGTTGAATAACCCTGCCGCTGCCGCCGCTGCAACTGTAGCAGTCTCAGGTAAGGTTATGGTAACTTCTGGTGGTACTATTGCCGCTGGTGCAGCCGTTGCAACTGATGCTTCTGGTGACGCAGTTACCGCAGCTTCAACAAATATCATCATGGGTTACGCTTTGGAAGCAGCAGTTGACGGTCAAGTTATGGCTATCGAGTTGATCCAAGGTGGCAACGCTGCTGCTTAATTGCAAGAAAGGAATAATTAAATGCCCTTGCTAACTCCATCCTCAGTGCATATTGACCAGCCGCTGACTAACCTCACGCTGGCTTATGCACAATCACAAGAGAACTTTGTCGCTGATAAGGTTTTCCCAACTGTCGGCGTTTCAAAACAATCTGACAAATACTACATCTATGACCGTGCGAATATGAACCGTACTGGTGATGTAGCTAAATTGGCCCCACGTACAGAAGTAAACCGTATCGGTATGACTATCTCAAACAGCAGCTACTTCGCTGACGTTTATGGTCTTGGTATGGACTTCGATGAGCAAACTTTGGCTAACGAAGATGCTATGTTGGACATCCGTTCTGCTGGTGCTGAAACCTTGGCGATGCGTCTGATGATCCATCGTGAAGAGCAGTTTGCAACCAACTTCTTCTCAACAGGAGTTTGGGGAACAGACAACACATTGTCAGGCACTTCACAGTGGTCAGACTACACAAACTCAACACCAATCCAAGATGTAACTGCTGCTCGTCGTGTAGTACAGTTGGCTTCTGGTGGCTTCAAGCCAAACACAATGGTTGTTGGTAAAGAAGTACGTGACAAGCTGATCAACCACCCAGACATTCTGGCACGTTTGAACGGTGGCGCAACTGTAACTAACACAGCTTTAATCACAGATGCTAAGTTGGCTGAAATCTTTGAGGTAGAGAACTTCTACGTCATGGAAGCTGTCAAGAACTCATCAGTAGAAGGTGTTGCAGAAAGCAATGCGTTTATCGGTGGTAAAAATGCTCTGTTGGCTCACACACCAAATAATGCTGGTCTTATGTCACCAGCGGCTGGTTTGACCTTCGCTTGGAATAACCTAGAAGGTGTGAACAATTTGGGTATCACTGTTGAGTCATTCTCAGATGATGCTCTGAAGCGTCAGCAAATCGCTGAGATGATCCAAGTTAAAATGTCTTACGATATGAAAGTCGTAGGCGCTGACTTGGGTTACCTCTTCGCTGCTGCTGTAGCTTAATTTACATTGGTGGGGGCTGTAGTAATGGCCCCTGCCATCATTCCCCGACAAAAGGTAGTACAATGATTCGACAAGAGAATATGCCATTTCAAATAGACCGCCCAGTCTTTGTTAAGCACCCATTTCAATCTTGGGGTAGACAGCTAAAGAAGGGTGAGGAGTTTAAATGGAAAGAGATTGGTGTAAGTGAAGATAAGGCGTTAATCTTATACACACAAGGTTTCATTCATCATAACTCAGAGTTTGAAGTAGAACTTAAAGTTGGTGATGGACTAGAGCAACTAGACATAGATGGTTTGCATGGTCTTGTGGACAGTATCAACGATAAAGTAAACTCTAAGACTAAATCTGAAGCTGAGTTCCAAAAGAAGAAGTGTAAGAAGTCTAAGATAGTTGATAAACAGCGTGGGCTTATTCGTAGCTGGCGTAGAAATTATGGTCACATGGAGACTTAAAGAATGGCTTGGTCGTATGATGCAACTGATTTGGGTACAAGTACAGCCTCTGGGCGTTTGAACTCTGTACGGCTCCTTGTGGGAGACACTGACACCACCGACCAACAAGTTCAGAATGAAGAAATTACTTTTGCTTTAGCTCAGACAAGTGACAACATCTATCAAGCTGGTGCTTGGACCGCTAGAACAATCGCTGCACAATACTCTCGTAGGGTCACACAGAACCTCTCAGGCGCTCTCAGTGCTAATTACAGTGACCTAGCTAATCAGTACACTCAACTAGCTTTAGACCTTGAGCTTAATGGTAAGAAGGCTGGAGCTAGTGTGGGTGTAGTTGCTGGTGGTATTAGCATAGCTAGGGTAGATGCTGTAAGGCAGAATACAGATCGTGTTCCACCATCCTTCCGTAGGGATAGATTTAAAAACCCACCAAGTTATAGTGGTGATGATTACGACTATAGTTAAGGGATAGGTCATGGCATTCTCAAGAGGTTATAACCTACTCAAGATGGTAGAGGAGTTTGGTGAACCACTTACTCTACGCAAGAAGACTACAGCAGGAACCTACGATCCTACTACTGGGTCAGTAACAGGTTCAGCTACAACCGACTACAACTTTGAGGGTTACTTCTACAACTACGATCAAGGTATCATAGCTAACGTAGATGAGATCCGCAGAGGCACCCGTAAATGCGTAGTCCCAGCTTTAGGATTGGCAGTAGAACCCGATGACGAAGATCAGATTATTGGTAACGGTGACACAGTTAATGTTATTTCTGTTGTTACTATATTTTCTAATGGGGTCAAGATTTGTTTCTTGTGTGATGTGAGAGAGTAATGAGAACTGAGTTAAAGGTCATGCCCTCTCTACAGAGGAAGATAGGTGGTCTTAAGGCTTTAGCTGAACAACAAGTAGAACGTAAACTAATAGACATGGCAGTTGATGCAGTCGGTTTAGGTACAATTAGAGTTCCTGTAGATACTGGTGCATATGTAACATCTTTCTCTTTTAATGTAGGTGCTGGTAGACCTAGAGGTAAAAGCTCTAAGAATAAACCTAAAGCCAATGAACAAGCTGCGAGAAATGAAGGCTTAAGTAATCTTACTCAAGATTTAGAAAGAATACCTTCCTTGTTAGATACTACCCGAATAGAGCTTCGTAACAATAGTCCTCACGCCAATGATGTTGAACGTGGAGAGGGTTGGCCCAAAACTAATGGCTACTTTGTGTTTACCCAACTAAAGAGAAAGTATAAACGTGGCTAGTATCTATAATGACATACGGGCGGCACTTGAGAACAAGTTAGCTAATACTGCTAATTTACCTAGTGGTATAGCTTATGAGAATGTCTCATTTAGCCCAACGACAGGTACAAGCTACCTACAGACTAATTTTCTCCCGACACTCCGCAGACCCGCTGTAAGAGGTTTAAACCCACAACAGAGATACGATGGTGTGTTTGTTGTAACTGCCTACACCCCAGAAGGTAATGGCCCCGCCGCTGCTGATGCCCTAGCCAATACTGTCTTAGAGGCTTTTGAAGCAACCACTAAGATCTCCTATACTGGGGATGAAACAATAACTGTATCTATAGATTACGCTGAGAGACAGCAAGGTTTCTTAGATGCGCCTTGGTACTACGTTCCGATTAATATCGGATGGTACGTTTATAACAATTAGGAGAATACATTATGGCCTTCGCACAAGGTTCTCGTTCCAGCCTATCGTACATTGTGGAAAGCACATTTGGCACGACTCCTGCTGGTAACTTCACAAACTTACCCTTCAGCACACATTCTTTGAACTTAACTAAAGATCGTGTAGCTGGTACTGATATTCAATCTGACCGTATGCCCCGTGTTGATCGTCATGGCAACCGTCAAGTCTCTGGTGACATTGTAGCTGACTTACGTGATGCTGACTACGATGTATTCCTTGAGTCAGCCATGTTGAATACCTTTTCAACTAACGTCCTTAAAGTTGGTACTACACCTAAGTTCTTCTCTATCGAAGACTATGCTGCTGACATCGACCAAGCTCGTTTGTTCACAGGTATGACAGTTTCTACTATGGGTATCTCTCTTGCCCCTAACCAGATGGTAACAGCTACCTACGGTATGGTTGGTAAGGACATGACTATTAGCGCCACTGAGAAGACACAGGACGCTGCATCAGGTGCTGCTCCATTCGATGCTTACTCAGGTACACTAGAGATTGGTAATACTAATGGTAGCCCCTCTACAGCAGCTATCGTAACTGGTATGGACTTCACTCTGACTAACTCCTTCGCACCTACCTTCGTAATTGGTAGTGATAGTGCGCCACAGTTGGAAGTTGGTCGTGCAGAGATCGAAGGCACTATCTCAGCTTACTTTGAGGATGCAGCTTTAATCAACCGCTTCTTGAATGAGACTGAAACTGAGCTTGAGGTAACTGTGGGTGATGGTAGTAACACTATCAAGTTCGCATTCCCACGGGCTAAGATCAATAGTGCAGACGTAGGTGTAGATGGCCCAACTAGCCGTATCATTTCTATGTCATTCGTTGCACTCTACAACACAGCAGATGCAAGTAACTTAGTTATTACTCGCTCTGCATAAAGTACCCTAGCTAGGGCGGGGAGGCATTGGTGTCGGGTCTGATGCTTCCCCTTTAATTACTAACCCGACAACTTTTCACCCCGACAATAAGGAAACTCGACATGGACTTACTAGATTTAACTCCGACTAATGACACTGTTGACATCATCTTAAAACATCCTAATACAGATGAAGATTTAAAGAATGATGATAAAACACCTATGATTATTACCATGTATGCCCCACACTCTAAGCAGTATAAGGCAGCTATGCATGAGCAAACTAATAAACAACTCAAGAAATCTAAGGGCGGTAGGAAGATTGATGTCACCGCTGAAGAATTAGAAGACTCTTCTTTAGATGTTTTAGTTAAGGCTACAAAAGAGTGGAATATTACTTACAAAGGTAAAGTACCCCCCTTAACTAAAGCTAAGGAAGTCTACCAAGAAGTGTTTTGGATCAAGAATCAAATTGAGGAGGCACTCTCTGATTTTTTGGACTTTACGAAGAAATAGTATCAGATCTTTGTGAGTGGGCAGAGTTTAACTTTAAGCTTAGTCTACCAGATGAAAATGGTACTACACAACGTGAACACTTAGAACAAGTAGAAAGGCAGATTGGACATAAGCCGAAAGAACTGGAACCCCCGACAGAATTTCCTACTCTTCTTTCTCATGTCTGGTCTGCCTTTATTGATTTAAACAATAGCAGAACTATGGGCTTCTCAGGTCCTAACCCGATTACTTATAGCGAGATAAAAGCTTGGAAAGAACTCACACATACTCCATTATATCCTTGGGAAATCGAGGCTGTAAAGTTAGTAGATGTGCAATATGTAAGGGTTATGAATAGTGGCTGACGTATCAATAATCATAGCAACTAATGCGGATCAGGTAAAACAAGAGTTTACTGGTCTTACTGGTTCTGTAGTTGGAGCGGCAGCACAAGCTAAAGTTTTAACTCAAACTATGCAGTTCTTAGATGCAGCTTTTAATAAAAACAGGATTGATGCTCAACAGTATAGCGCCGCCATAAAACAACTGGATGCCGCTGAAGATAGATTATATGCTGCTATAGGTCAAACAACTGCCGCATCTAATCAACAAAGTGCCTCATTTGATAGGGCAACAGCAGCCACAACAAGAATTACTGGCGCTAAATCAAATGCCGCTATAGCCGCTAAAAGACTAGCGGATGCTCAAAGGCTTGCTGGATCAACTACTAATAAGTTTGGTATGTACACTCAACAGGTTGGTTACCAAGTCGGTGACTTCTTTGTACAGGTTCAGTCTGGTACTGACGCCTTAGTTGCATTTGGTCAGCAGGGTACACAGCTTGCAGGGTTACTCCCAGGATTGGCTGGAGCTATCTTAGGTATCGGACTTGCTATATCCACTGCTCTTGGTCGTGCATACTTAGAGTCAAAGAACCTAACTATAAACTTCAAAGAGATTAAGAAGGATATGGGTGAGGCACTTGAGCCTATAAAGCCTCTTATAGATGCTATAACCTCTGCCTTCTCCTCTCTAGGTGATGTAGCAAGGAACGTAGGCACCTTTATAGCTGATAACTTTGCCAGACTTATTTCTTATGCTATAGCCTTTGGCGCTGTAATGGTTACAAAGGTAGTTGCAGGATTTATTTTATCTGGTAGGGCAGCTAGGAGCTTCTTTGCTCTAGTTAGGACAGGATTAATTGCTTCTGGTATAGGTATACTGGTAGTGGGTTTAGGAGAGGTTTTGTACAGGTTCAATGCCTTGATTACTGCAACAGGTAGTTTTGGGGCCGCTATGCAGAAAGTGGGAGATCTTTTTGATGGCCTATGGGATTTTGCCATAGCTAAGATAGATGTTTATCTTGCTCAACTACAAACTATCGGGCCAGCCTTCAAAGCCTTTATGCTTGGTATTTTAAATAGTGTCCTTACAAGTATTCAAGAGGGATTAAATAATGCCATAAGTGCCATCAATAAAACTTTTAACACAAGTTTTGAGCCTATAAGAATAGGTGGTTTTGTAGAAGACGCAATGATTCAGGCTCAAAAGGATTTACGTGTAGTTGAAAGGGCAGTAGAAGACCTTAAATCTACCGCTGACGGATCGTGGGAATCTTTAAAGGGCATGGTAAACGATCTTCTAGGTCTTACCAATACAACGACAACAGCTTTAGATACAACTGACTGGTTTATGACTAAACTAGATGAAGATACTAAGAAAGCTAATGATTCCCTCAGTAAACAAAATGATGCCTTTAAGAAGCTAGAGGATCAAGCAAACAGATTAGCTGCACCCTTCGATGACTTCTTTATGGCTTTAGTTGACGGTACCACATCAGCTAAAGATGCCTTCAGAGCTATGGCTAGGGATATTATACAACAGCTATATAGAATACTTGTTGTTGAGCAATTAGTACAGTCTATCTCAGGTGCTATACAAGGTGCTATGGCTGGGCCAGTACAAGGACCAAACTTACCTAGTGCAGATGGTGGTGGATACACAGGCTCAGGACCAAGATCAGGTGGATTAGATGGTAAGGGTGGCTTTATGGCTATGCTACACCCTAGAGAGACTGTCGTAGACCACACTAAGGGTCAGGGTGCTGGCGGTACAGTAGTAAACCAAGTATTCAATATCTCAGCTAATACCTCAGACGATACTAAGAGACTTATTACTCAGACAATAGCACAAGCCTCACCAGCTATCATCAATCAGTCAGTAGGTGCAGTTATGAACCAAAGACGTAGAGGTGGTGCAATGAAATCAGCATTTGGATAAATCATGGCTATAAGTTACCCTCTTAATACACCTACAACTATTGGCATAGAGAGTATTGAACTACGTGCTGTAAATGCTGTAGCTGTCTCTCAGTCTCCCTTTACTTATAAGCAACAGGTTATTTCCCATCAGGGGCAAATCTGGAGTGCCTCAGTTAGTATTCCCTCAGTGCGTAGGGATCTAGCTGCTGAATGGAAAGCTATGCTGGTAGCTCTTAAGGGGCCTGTAGGGACATTTCTACTGGGAGATCCTGACTATGTTACACCTAGAGGTACAATAAACGGATCAGCTACCCTGTCAGGTAATGCAGGAGATGCTACTCCAACTATAACTTTGACAGGGACACTTCTAGCTGGTGATTACATTCAGTTAGGTACAGGCTCCGCTGCTAGATTACATCAGGTCTTGGTTGATAGGGCGGCTGGTACTGATGTTGAATTAGAGGTCTGGCCCTCTTTAAGAAGCACATACTCAGGAGAAACCGTTATTTACAATAGTCCTAAAGGTGTCTTTAGACTTGGACAGAGTACTACTTCTTGGTCTATAGATAACTCCAGTTTCTACGGCATATCCTTTGACGCTATA